ACTTTCTCCGTTCGAAAGTCCCAGATGGCTCGTAAGGTGGGTCGCGTCCGGGTCGCAGCGGCCCTGACAAAAGGTAAGTTTCGAATAGTGACTTTGCAACCTGCTGGCGTTAAGAGGTTGCTCCACGCACCGATGTGTGCTGCCTACGACTGGCTCTCGGGCCAGGAGTGGGTAGTACGCGGAGATGTTAGTCAAGATCACTATGAGAGACTTCGCCCTGAGTCAGAGTCCGATGGAAGACTGTACGTCAGTGGTGACTACAGTGCCGCAACGGACAACCTCAACCGTGATGCCGTACTTGCCGTCGTTGAAGTTTTGGCCGAGTTTTTGCCCTCTAACTTGGGAAGGATTTTGATCGAATCCTTCGACAACTTGGAGGCGGAGAGGCTCGTGTTCGATGGCAATCGAGTACGGAAGGAGAGTTGGGAAGTACTTACAGGGAGCATGATGGGCTCGAAGATGTCATTTGTGGTGCTAACGCTCCTAAACCGGGTTTGTTTTGATATTGCGATGGGTGTTAAAACCCGTCGTAAGCCCAGTGAAGGAGGCGTTCCCGTGCTGATCAACGGGGATGACTTGGCAGCACGAATGACGGAGATCGAGTTTCGGAGATGGATACTCACGGTAGGGAAGGTAGGTTTCGTGGTGAACGAGTTAAAAACGATGCGCAATGATCGTTTTCTTGACATTAACTCTACACCATACGACTTTCAAGGGTGGAAACTTTTAAGGAAGCCTACGTTCGGCTTTCTCAGACCCTTTGGCTCCCCTTCCTGGAATGAGCTTTTATCTCTGCAACATCATTTGTCCTGGAGAACTTTCGCCTGGCTGGTGTCACAGCCTTGGTGTGTTCGGTTGTTCCATAACATCCGACCTTGTCCCGGTTCGTTTAAGCGTTCTACTTGGAGCTTTTTTGTTAAGAAGGCCTGGTTCCGTAGGGCCCTCTGCTCCTTTGCAGAAGAAGTAGAATTAGACGAATGGGGAAGAGAAGACATGCACGCCATGGAGATGACGAAGGGACCCCTTCTCGATGAAGACGGTGAGAAGGTCGCTCGGGAGCTGGAGCGATCTTACACCGGTGCGTTCATAAAGCACTTCATCGGAAAGAGGGTCCGACCGACACCAGTCAAACCTGAGAACATCAGGCGCGCAGCACCCATACACGTTGTGCGGTCAAAGTTTGAGACCGTATCGCGCGTTTGGATTAAGCCAGTTCTCGAACAGTTGCGGGAAACCTATGGGGAAGATCTACTCGGCGCTAGATCTCCCTTTAAGGGGCACACTCTCAGTGGGGAGGTGCTCGCAGCTGAACGAAAAAACTTTAACTGGCCAAAATCAGCGGTATTCAACCGTGCATGGGTCTCCACAAGGTCAGAGGGGGTTCCTCCCCCTCCTTCTTTAAACACCGTCCCTATTGGACCAGGTGAGTTCAAACCATGTAAGGCTCCCCTCTCGTACAGAGGGGTTTACGAACAGAGCCTTTTCTCCATGGTTCATGAACCGAGCCTGGGTAGGGGTCTAGGATCAGTGCTGTGGCTGGGAGGACGTTCGGGTGCGTGTGCGAACGTCAAACCAGGGGGAAGGAGTAAGAGTCACGTACTAACCGATGTAAAAAGAACGATTGTGCGAAACGTTAAGCCAATCAAAAGTTGGAAAGTACCACTTACTTCGATGTTCTTGCTAGGGAGGATGGACCACGGTGGCTTGCCACCGTGTACGGACCTAGACCAGCTTGTCTGCAGCGGGATGCTTGAGAGGAGGGGTGTGTGTTACCACGTCACTCCTTTACAAGTAGCTGCCCGAGGAACATCGTTGTAGAGTAAGAGCTCCTTAGTCTTATGGAAACTGTTCAGTTAGTAGCTTCGGCGAAAGCTGCAACAGGCACATACGTGCCGAGTACAGTGCGGGCTTTCTTACCTAGTAGCCTTCGGGTGAAGAGTTTGATGTTAGTCCTGACTTAGGCTCACGGGTACGTCCCTGTGACGAATAGGATATAAGGAGTGAAAGTGGTTCTTGCCCGCAAGAACCTTGGTGCTAGTTCGCACCTGTGGGCGGCCGGAGAGTTGCGCCACGACGTACTTG